TTAATGCTTAATACCTCTAACTTTGAGGTATTCGTCTAAATTCGCAAAGTTGTAATCTGGATTGTTAGGATTCAACGTATACGTTCTATACTCTTTTATTCTACATTTTAATTCATCTATATCACAAGAATCTAAGATTGGATAATTCCTTAAATCATTGTCATCTTTTCCTCTTGTGGTCATGAGTTTGCTCAATGCGAAATCCTCTATAGATGGATAATGAATGGTAAGATTGGAGAAGCGTACTGTATGCGCTTCTTCCATATCTTCCGGCGGTGGTGTTTCCAACACTCCCACATATTCAAGACCCGCTTCATTTAACTTTTCAATCACTTCCAGCGGCAGATCTTGCTCAGATATAACATCAATATCCAAAGTGGATCTATATTCACTTTCTCCTAACAATGTTCGTCCTACTTCTCCGCCGATAACAATAAGTTCTATGCCGGTTATGCCTTCTTCCTTTAATATATCATTAAGGATTTCATAGCGTTCCTTAGCATCTTCGTATAGATTAAACACTTTTCAACCTCTTCTTGCTGATTTCATAGAGTCTATCATTTTTAACATTCGATGTTAAAACATTAAGATACTTAGCATAGTTTTTCGGATAGTTTACACGTTCAGAAGAAACTAATTTACCAGGATGAGTTAACAAATACCTTAACACTTCTTTTTGTAACTCTGTTCTTTCCCTGTTACTGCCTTCTTTTACATGCTTTACCTGCAACCACTGCAGATACACTTTTCTGAATGCCATACTTAACATTTCAACACCTCCTTACATTGGTTACGTATTATTTCTAGTACACTTATTATATTACACTTATACCCCATAATCTAGAGAAAAACTCAAAGTTTTATTGCAAGATATTGAAGTTTATAATAATCGCTCCTTAAGCTCAAATAAAACATCCTGACAGGCTTCAGATAATTAACGCCCTATCCATCATATATACTATTAAACGCTTCCCACAGTCCATTCTGTGAGGTCGATTCATTTATTTATATGGTTTATAACCCATTTTCACATCGCTGTCTTGAACCCAGCACACCACTTTATAAGGAAAATCAGAATCATCACTTAATTGTTTTGCTGCCAGTTTATACTCTGTCTGCACGTCCTTTGATAGCCCCACCCGTTCACAATGTGCTCATACCGTGGGCGGGGCGAGTGGCTAACTTATACTTGAAATTTACGGAAGAATCTAAAGAATGGCACAAAGCAAACTATCCTTATAACGATGACTATGTAGTATTCGGATCATTTTATCAGTCTATCGGTGAAACAACTATCGCCAAAATGTACGATGCGATTGTTAAAGAAACTGATTTAAAAAGAATAAAGATTTACGAATTTAGACATTCTCATGCTTCAGATTGTATCAATCGTCTGAGGATGGATCGGGAAACACTTGCAAAACGCCTGGGACATTCGTCATCCATTACAATAGAAAAAGTATATGGACACCTTTATCCAAGCACAGAAAAAGATGCAATTTCAGAGTTATAAATGATTACTCGGTGGTCATATCTGAAGCGCCTGCTGAAACACAAACAAGTGAAGCATCCACTGAAGAGGAATCCACTGAAGAAGAGGCAGCTGAAAAAGTTGTAGGTATAGGCGAAACATTAGTTGTAGATAACATTGAATTTACTGTTAATGATTGGCACCAACAAAATACTGTCGGTAATGCTCTTACATCTACTGCGAATGATACATATTTGATATTAGATGTTTCCGTAACTAATAATCAGAATGAGGCAGCGATGATGATGAGTGACTACTTCAAGATAGTAGATGGCGAAAGAGTTTTTGAACCTGACACAACTGCATCTACTTATGCTAACCAAGCAAACAGCCCGGACGACCTCGGTTTACTCGCCGAAGAAATTAACCCAGGTTCATCAAGAGACGCATTAATTGTGTATGATGTCACACAAGAAGTGATTGATAATACAGAAAAACAATTGCAAGTACAATCAGGAATGTTTGGTACAGAAACCGGATTAATAAACTTAAATTAATAAAGACAAAGCCACCTACTTTAAATAGTAAGTGGCTTTTCTGTTCATTTAAACTGTGAATTCAGCAACGTTTCACTTAATTCCATCGCAGTCATCATGCCAGCCATCTGACCAGGCACAGCATTGATGTCTGAATAATAATTATTGATCAACTCATTTTCCATTGTGTAATAAACAGTATCATCTTTATCAATTTTTCCGGTTACCATATCATGCAGCAGTTGTTGGTTCAGCATGATGTAATGTTCGTTTATATGTAAATCCATGTGATCACTCCTTGAGATAATAATACCTCATGTGATCTCGTAGGTATACTGAAAATAAAGAAACCACCCTCTACATGAGTATTAATTATAACTTTGATTATTTTTTAAATTCGTTTTAAGTGATATAATTAACTGTAATTCAAAAAGCTTCAACTCAGTACTAAATTATAAAGTTTCTTGAAAGGCTTGATTTGAATGAACAATGAACTTAAAAAGAAAGTTAAAATTGCTACAATTCTTAGTGAAACTGAAGTAATTATAAATGCTGGAAAACTTGATGGTATTCAACAAGGGCAAGCATTTTATATAGTAGACATCCATGGAAGGGTAATTAAAGATCCAGATACAGATGAGATATTAGGGAGTTTCCCAGGATATAAAGGCAAAGTTGTAGTAAAGAAGGTAAAAGATAAGTTTTCTTACTGTGAATCCCCTACGTATTATAGAAATTATGCTGCGGAGCTTACGTTAGCTAGCACAAAATCACTAATTGATAATATGGATATAATCGGAGGACAGGAACAAAATAAACTAAATATCCTTAAAGAGGATATTACAGACTTAAGTTCTAAATTTACTGATTCACCAGTAAAAATTGGAGACATATTAGAACTAATTGAATATTAAAACTTGACGCAATTTTCATAGATGATATAATAGGGATAACTGAAATGCCGGCGATAAGCTCGGTACGGAGTTCTCCCAATTATTTAGGAGGCTCCGTTTTTTTATGTCTAGTTTAGATGAAGTACCCTTTCTACATTATCAAGAGCTTATCGAAGAAATAAAAGATAAAAATATTTTAATTCATGATGAGCTCCATGCAAAGTTAGATCTTAAGAATCATTCTTATTACACTTTGTTAAATGGATATAAAAGGTATTTTCTTGAAGATGGCCAAACTGATAGAATGATTGAGGGTACAACCTTTGATGATTTCACAGATACATACTATTTATATTCTGATATTTCTTCTCTAGTTTTCAAATATATTCTATATATTGAAAAGTCTCTACGCTCACGGTTAGCCCATATTGTTGCAAGAGAATTTGGGGTTTATCGGCAAGAGTATTTATTCGGGAAAAATTACATAGATTATAAAAACTTAAGATACAGAACTTTAAATAATATCACTGATTTAATTGATAATTGTAAAGAAACTTCTGTAACACATTATTTTAAACATAGCAAAAAAAACGTACCACCATGGATTGTAGTTCAGGACATTTCATTTAACGACACAATTTCATGGGCTAATATCTTACCTAAAAACTTAAAAGAAGAGCTACTTAAAGACTACTTTTCCAATTCTTTATTGTATAAAGAATTTCACGAAGCTTTCTTTCACCACTCTTTTAACTTTCTGAGAGAGTATCGTAATATTGCTGCTCACGGTAAAAGAGATTTCAAAGAAAAAATACGTAATTATCTTCATAGAGAATCTTCCAAGCATTTTTTCGGAGAAACTTTATTATCACAACGAGACTTACACAAAAATAGAGGTACACAAGATCTTCTTGGAGTTATAAATCTCATTCTCAAATACACTCAAGATAAAAAATTGTTGCATAAATTTTTAGCAGAGTTCATTTTGATATTATCGCCTTATGTTAACATGAACGACTATTCTGCTAATGTTTATATAAATGGAATGACAGTATATGAAATTTTAGACTTGCCTGAAAATATTATGGAACGTGTATCTAAATATTTAGCTTCAGTTTAAAGCTAAATCATATATTTCTCTTTAAATCTATTAACCCACCTTTGTTATGCTATACTATGTGTTTCCCCCCGGTCGGCCACAACCACGGAGTCGTAAACAACACATTACTAACTAGCAATACCTATTAAACTTGCTATAACCATATATGGAACATAACCTTTGAGCCGGTGCAGCGGAAACTGTATCGGCTTTTTTTATGTATAACCTGCAGGGGGGTCAGTCCCACAGGTTTTAGGACAAGGTGTGTAAAGCCTTGCCTGCATTACATAGTGTAGTGTTTATTGTCGTTTAGCTGAATGTGCCGTAGTCGTTCTCAAAAATACTACTCCTGGATGTCCCTTCTGCTGTTGGCAGATATCTGATGCCACCCTGAGACGTGCGGTAACATCCCCATTTATAGCCTTCATTGATTGCCATTTCCACAACTTTAACCTCAGTCCCAGGCGATACCTGTGCGGTTGCTGGATAAGGAGCGTTAAGAGACGGGCTGTCTTGACGGACATATATCGGTTCGCTGCCAACTGTAAATGTTGCTTCAGCTGGCGCCCAAAGAGCCCCAGTTTGATTATTATTGTTCCAATCGCCAGTCAATTTCGGCGTGTCACTGCCAGATAGTTTTTTGAGGCTTAATATCTGCCCAACGGAAATAGTATTAGATGATAGATTATTCCAGGATTTAAGGTTTGCCACACTCACACCATTCGCATTTGCAATGCCCCAAAGTGTGTCACCTTTTTTGACTGTATAGGTGTCTCCGCTCGCTTCAGGTGTGGATGGTTCAGATTCCGATTTGCTGAATGCAACATTAAAGTAGTCGCATACCGCTTTGACATCCGCTGTTGCCATATCCTCAATATATTGGGATTGACGATTACCAAAGATGAGCGGGAAATCTAAATCATTTGTCATAAATCCATGTTCTACGAGAACCATAGGGAAAGTTGTACATTCTCTTATCATGTGGAGATTCGTCCATGAGCCATACTGTGAGGCGTGCAATCCATTGCCATGAATCCCATAACCCATATCTGTCATGTTATTGATGATACTCGTTGCGAACTGTTGTCCTTGACTACTAGTGTGCCAATAAAACGCACACCGGCCGCCAACGTCTGGATTTCCGGCGTTCGCATGGATGGATAGTCCTAAATCTGCACCTTGTGCGTCGTAATAATTAGTACGTCTAACAAGTCCAACATCGTTGCTGTCAAACGGTTGTGCCATGATGACATTAAAGCCGTTGTGCTCCAAAAGCGGCTTAATGCGTTTAGCTAGTTTATTGTTAAAACTAAATTCTGCGTATCCTTGGCCATTGCGATATACACCCTTACCATTGCTTGGAAATGTATTCACGCCATGGCCAATATCAAGAGCGATTGTTCGCCCCATTTTCTCACTTCCTTTACTATTATTTATTACGATTTCGTCCCAATCTGTTAGCCCTTCAGATTCAATCAATCTAATCAGCTTGTCAGCATAACCAGGATCTGTGGCATAGCCGCTGGACTGCAGCGCTTTGGCCTGTGTGACGTAATCCACAGCTTTCAACACTGCAGCGTAGTTCTGAGTGCGCCACGGTGTGGACGTAAAAAAGTTGCCATGATCGGCGATGGACGCTTTATAGGACGGATATTTTTTAAATGCGGCATCAACGGTCGTCCATTCACCATCAATGTACTCGTTTGTCTCTATCGTGTAAGATTTTCCTTTATATCCCCCTTTGATCCCAAACAAATTGTTAGCATTTTTGGCCAACTCCGAGGTACCGCGCGCTGATTCCAGTACTGCTTGTGCCCCGGTGATAGACGGCAGGACATTGCTATCTGCATAATCATCGATAGCATCTTGTTTAATTTTTGACAAAAAGCTCAATTAAGCACCTCCTTAAAATAAACCATAAAAAATACACCTACTGTGTAGATGCTTACTTCGGCGTTGTATATCCTTTTGCCTGTTCGCTGTCCTGATAGCCTCTTGTGGTCATATCCTCTATGACACCCGCTACCACAAGTACATTAAGCAGCGCCATAAGTGCTGTTTCCAGTGTGTCCGTCAACGGTACTAAGTCAAATCCTAGCGCTGATGCGATTGAATTCGCAAAAACAATCAAAGCGGATATAATGGATACCCAAAATGATTTTTTCTGCACTCTCACTCTCCAGTTGATATTCATTTACTCACCTCCCTTCGTTGTTTTGCTCTTTTAACTCTTTTATTTTATCTCTCAACCGCTTATTCTCTTTGCACGCCCGCTCATACCGTGCTTCGCAATTCTGATGCATATTTTCGTAGTGCTGCACGATGTCATTGACACGCTTTATATTATTACTCTCCCGCTTTGGCAAACCGCTGATCCAATTACTCCCCAATCCAAACAAACCGCCAAGTATACCGGCGATTATCGGCGTTAAACTTTCTGGCCACATCATTACACCCGCCTTGTCAAAGAGTAAGACAGATACACCATCAAACCGCCGCATGACTGACATAATCACTAACCAGCATATAGACACGGTAGCGGTCTAAAATGTCTGTAAATATGCCGAGCTGTAATCCGTACAGAATGGAAGCGATAACGAGCGGATAGATCAATACCTTCACTTTTTCTCGTCGGAATACATTCTGCACTGTTTTTTCATGTTCATTTTTCACACGCGAATCACCCCTTTAAAATAAAAATGGTGGCTACCTCTCGACAGTCACCTGGTATTTGGAGCATAAAAAAGACACCTGCAGAGAGGTGTTTTCTTGAATTTATTCTATATTTTCTTTTAGTATAACTTGCAGTACCTTGACCAATTTATCGCCTTGGATTCTGATATTATCAATCTTCTCACTTACCATTTTCTCTTCATTGTAGAACATTTCTCCGAATATTAGTTGAGTGGCTTTATTGATGTATGGTTGACCCTTCTCAACTAACTCGTATTTACTAATATTTTCGAGAATTAATAAGTTATTCTCCAACTCTGCAACTGACATGTCAGCGTTTGATGCACTCTTGTTAAATTCTGAATACAAACTACTATTTGTTAAATCTTTCTTAATTTCAGGAGCTGTTGAATTTAAATTAATTATAGTAGCATTAATACTACTTATTAATTGTATAGATCTATTAGCTGTATCTACGATATGTTGTTTTCTGTTTCTTTCAGCGATGTCTTTTTTCTCTTTTTTGTAGATACACCAAGCTACTATCACAGTCAATAAAGTTCCAGCAAGAGTACCTATAGCTGTACTTAAGACATGTAACCAGTCCATATAACCCCCCTTTTAATTGATACCTCAATCATACCAAAATTAGAAAGTACTTACATCTTATTTTCCATCGCATCCAATTCCGCTAATTGCTTCAACAATTCTTCGCGTTTGATTTCTTTTTCTGACTTCACAGGCTCTTCCAATGTTTCACCATCTTTCACAACCAATTGACCATCCAACAGCTGCAACTTATGCACCTGATCCAGTAACCAGTCATCAACGATAAATAAACTTCCTGAATCTTCGAGATCCATCGCTGTGCCCGCCTGATGTTCCAGGAGGCTTCCCGCATTGTCCGTGGTCACTACAAATAATTTTGTCCGTCCCTTGATTGTGTCTCCATTTTTATCCCGCATTGACTCATATACTTTAACCATGAAATTCACCTCGATTCAGTCGGAATATGCCTTCAACGTTGCTATTGCCCGAAACTCTCACCTGACAATATAAAACAGTGGTTCTGTAATCGGGAATACTTCCGAACATCGCCTGTAAATCAACCCTGATTGTTTCTTGTCTTAAGGGATCCTTATTTTTTTCAACTGTATAAGTGCCACTACCGACAATCTCATTATCCCAATTCCTGAACCGGACTTGAATAGTGGTAGAGTTTGCTTCACTGTAATCAGCAATGCCCATTGACACTCTGAAATCTAAAAAGCGTCCAAGATATTCATCATCCACACGATAGATTTCTTCAAATCCCATTGTGCCCGGAAAGCGCCAACTCATACCGTCAAACCATATCGGAGATCCACCATTCGGGCCAAGATAACCATCTGTCTTAAACGGCTGTATTTGTGCAGCCCTACGTCCTCTCATGATGCCGTCTACAATAAATTCACGGCCATCAAAACCGTAGATGGTGATGCCGTCCGGTGTTATTTCAACCGCATTTTTGGAATTATTCTTACTCCGCATAACAAAACGGCTACCCGTCACATTCAGATAGCCGTCTGCAGATTCAATATTCATTTCGTTTGTGAGCCACAAGGTGCCTGCAAACAGAGCGTCCGCGTATATGCCTTGTGCTGTCGCTATCGTCCTCGGCGTGGCACCCCCATCTTGGGAGATGTACCAACCTTCACTGTTCACACCAAACACGTTATTCGGGTTCGTCTTGCTGATTGCCTGCATACCGAAATCTCCGAATACAATCTCACTCGATGCATCGTGAATATTTTTTATCATATCCATGCCGATTTGTTCCAAGCTGATAATGGGCAATTTCAACTTTCCTGTAATCAAATCCTGAAAGTTTTCCGACAGGCTATTGATAGATGCCTTGTAACGCTTTCTAATAGATTGTGATCCGAATGTGACTTCACACCCGGTAATCCTGTCTCGCTCGTCATACGTCGTTTTGACGGCTTGCACACGGATTTCCTGATCGAGATTGATCCGCTCGTCCATGAGGAATATTCGGTCTCCTTTGAGGGGCACGGCAATCTCATAGCCCATCTGCCGCACATCGTGTAGCGTACCCTCCACAGTGATAGCGAGGGATTCCTCAACGGCTTTATGCATCATCTCATCGAGTGTGGATTGCTGAGTTACACGGCCATCCAAAACTGGCTTCCCTTCCCATTTCCCGACTACATCGACCAGCGGAGAGGTGTACTCCCGTTTTAACTTCGCATTATTATAATAATCTTCTTCGCCCTCTTCCATATCGCCAAAGCCTTTAATGTGGGTGAAGTATGCCGTGGCGTCTGTACTTCGGCTGATATTCGATGCGTTGAGTTTGTACTTATACATGAAATTCGTATCATTACCGACGAGGTGATACATATAGACCGTTTTGCCATCAACCAGGAATTCATAGTTGTACCGATCGAGCAAACGCTTAAATAATTCCAGGCGTGTACTCCCCTTGCCGAATCCTTCTATCTCCACAGACGGGCTAAAGTCGACTAACACGAAGTTATAGCCACTGTTTGCGAACATCGTCTGAAAGGCGCTATTTGCCGTGTGAGAACCGTCATGATTCTCGTGGATAATAGATTTATCGAATTCCCAATAAAACAGCGGGATAGCTCTGATATTCAAATAAAAGCCGTTCCCTTTCGTTTGTTGTTTAACATGGACAATCTTATAGTCAATGTTATTATAATTCAGTTCCCATAATTCACTGATCTGTTGCAAGTCTAAGCTGTTGTTTTTCTGCTGGTGCACAGTGAGTTCTAAATCATCCTGGCCGTTCAATTCACTATTATGGACTTTGACGGCAAAGAGTGGATATTCGTTAAAATTGTAGTCTCTGATTGTGAGAATTGTGGTTCACCTCTTTTCTGCATTAAAAAGACACCTGGTGAGAGGTGTCTTAATTGTTTGAAGTTATTTTTGCTCTTAAATCAACAACGGTTTTTTCTTTGATGTTTTCTAAATCAATATCTTTTGTTAGGTTTTGAAACAAATCTGCAAGACTTTCTGCTTTCATTTCAAACTGCATCTCAGTGCCGTCTTCGGTAATTGTTGTCACTTCATAATTATTCAAGTAATCGACTCCTAATGATAATACTTAAAGTATTTATTCTCGTACTGCTTTGTTTTATTCAATTTTGGTATGCCGTCCAATATTGATTTAACAATAAAAATAATGAGAATAGGCAACACTATTTGTTTGCTGAATTGAGTAAGTAGTGTCGCAAAATCAGCTCTTATTACATATACGGCTAAAGGAATGGTCACAATGTATATAGATAACCAAACCACATTCTTAAGTGCTTTGTTATATAAAAATTTCAAGAATAAAGCCAGTACGGCAAAGAAAACTACTACACCGATTACACCAAAGTTCATATACCCTTCACCCACCAGCGTGAATCCGTTACCGCCCCCACGCGCTATGAGGTCTGGATGAAATGTATTGTTGAACCAAGCGCCAGGAGAAAAGCCTGCAGAAAAAAGCACTTTAATATCCCAAATCAATGTCTCTCCCCAGAAATGACTCCAGACAACACCTTCGTTAGAGAGCAGGTTTGCCAAATTTCTGCCTGCCGCCATAAATTCACCACTTAAAATATCTGCAATGAAATCTCCACCATAAACTGTCATTTCAGATTGACCAAAGGCTCTGTTCTTCAAATCTCCTAAAATTGGTATTATTGAAATTATTATTATTCCTGAAGCAATCAATTTCTTTTTTGATATTCTATTCTTTAAAACATGATACATAAATATAGTAATGATCAGAAGCTTTAATATAAAGTCTCGTTCACCTAATACGAACAGCACTACTAAACCGTATAAAATAGCAATCAACAAAAATCCTTTAGGCACTCTACCTTTAATACCCAACTGGTTAGCCATGATTAATGCAAAAGATATTACTACAATTGGAAAAAATGATGCTAAAATCCCTAACGGAGAGTTATCCAAAGCGATTGCGTACTTTGACGTGAGACCGCTACTGTATACATATGCCACATACAAAGCAGTTATAGAAATTGACGTCCAAAATATTGGAGTGACTATCGGCATTAAGTTTTTTAATGAGGAGGTATTTATCTCGACCTTCTTTTTACTGGAAGTATTCATTACCACAATAAAAGTGGCGAGAGCAATCCATTGTATAAAAAGCACTTCTATATTCTTATCATATGTGTTAGGTAACTCTCCTAATGTCACGAGTAATGGATATGATATTGAATACAAGAAGAAAATCGGGGGAAACCAAGTCAATGGATGCATTAACTCAAATTTAGATATAATCCATGAGATGATTACAAGAGTTCCTAATGCAAGAATTCCACCCCATATTCCTTCACCCACTGTCATCAGTAAAATAGAGACAGCAAATAAGAACAACACTAATGAAATTTTTAAATATATAGTATTTTTATTATCATACTTCAACTAGTTTTCACTCCTTTAAACATATATTACCATATACATTTGAAGAAGAGGGTCCTTTTTTTAATTTATAATTCCGTATCCATCTTTAATCTCAGCTGCAACAATTTGAGCAGACCAGTTATACACCTCGCCGATCGTCATTGATTTATTAAACATTGAGTGATAGTAAAGTTTAGGAAAGTCTTCACGTTCATTAAATAGCATCTTTTGTTCTTGCGGTTTATGACCGTCAAAATCTTTCAAACGCATTGATTTAATAGGCGCTTCGATTTTACAAGCTACAATAAAATCAAGACTCTTCTTATCAACTCCAGCATAACTACTCACTTTATCCTCTTCCAGTTCAAAATAGCTTAATGAGCCATCGTATCTGCTTATTTTTTTGTTATGCAATCCACTGATTACCGTATCAAAAGTTTCGTTTGCTAAAGGCATCATTAATGGATAGCCATCTGTGATTTCAAAACTTTCTATCGCTTTCAGTTCAGCGCTATATGCACATGCGCCATCCATATTAAATGTGTGTGTAATTTTTAAATTAGCAATATTCGTATTACTGATTCTACAAACACATTTTTGAGTAACTCTTAGCTCAGAGAAAAAAATAGAGTGCGTGAATTCTGAAGATAAATAATCAATTTTACGGCCGTCCGAATAAATTTCTAATGGAGTATCGTAAAACACTGTACCTACACCACTATGTTCAGGGAGCCAATGCTCCTGTCCATTGTACTTAGCATTAAAAGCAAATTCTTTATTACTCCCATCAACTAACAGCCTTTTAGTTTCACTACTTCCGATTTCCATCACTCCGGACAAGGTGTTGTATGCATCTTCCGAAGGGTTAGTATACATCCATCCTCTCGCTGTTCCTACTCCAGTTGATGGTGCGTTGTTCGGGTCATCACCTTTAAACACCGCAGTCACTTTATGTTCTCTGTATGGTAAATTATCTGCAATCGTTTGAGTTACGTTGTATTTGGCGGAGGAACTGTATACACTAATCTTTTTGCTTGTCCCCGGATCGTCATTCAAAATGAATTCCCATATACCACCACGATTATCAATCATACTCATAAAGTTTATTTTCTCACCTGTCACATAACCTGTAAAGCCAGATGGAGAAGAAGTATCTTGCGTGTACCAGTTGTTTCCGTTCTTTGAAGAGCCATTCCAATTTCCTGTAATATCAGACTCTCCTGCATCAAATTCACTAACAATAAAGTCATAAAGATCCCCAACATATACTTTCGTCAACTTTCTAAAGTCATCGTTTAAATCTTCCGTAAATCGATATGTTGAATTTTTCATTCCGTTATCTAAAGATACTTCGAACATTGTGTTGTCAATCTTTTTTATAGAACCACGGTTAAATCCAATTCTATCTTTTACGATTTGAGTAAAGTCTGTTTGCTGGCTTATCAAATCTGCATGATTTAAGCGATGATTCAATAAATCATGTTCTCCTCTAGCTTGTACAACTTCGATATCACTTGTTCCGCTGTTAGCAACAAAATCATCCAGTTGTTTTTGCACATTTAAGTTTTGATTATTTACACGTTGCGCTTCTTTTAATACGTGTTCTGCTCTATCACTGAGTATAGATATTCGTATAACACCTTCGAAGAGGTATTCGAAGTTCGCATTTACACCTATTCTCTCCCGTCTATTCCATAGACCACCTATTATATGCCTTCTCAACCCCCCATCTCCTTTCTTATTTGTACAAATATTTAAAATCAAAACTGATTTGACTAAACGACCCACCAGATACTTCAAATTCATTATCTCCTGGCGCTAAACTGATGAACCTGCGGTTAGTATCTCTGAATATATTTGTAATACTTCCAAGACTGATTACCATCCCTTGTATTCTAAAGTGGCTGCCATTGCTTTCTCGTTTTAAGATGATTTCTTCTCCAGTCGTTATATTTCTAATTGTAAAATCACCGGAAGATTGCACATAACTAACAAAGATGTTTAACATCATACTCTCCGGCTCAACAGTGACGTTCCCTGCGTTGTATACCATGAACTCATTTTCAGTAAACCGGTATTGCTTTTTCTCATCATCAATATTATCGACTAGCCCATATTTTTCAGCTGTTGCTGAGTAACCTGTGTCGTGGAGTTCTAGGGTGGTGTAGATGGATCCAGCATATGGCAAATCTGTGGTTTCCAGCTCAACAGTAAAGTTAGCGTCTGTTAAATCCTCAGTCTCTATCACATTTACTTTTGTCACTTTGTACTGCCTGCCGTTCACGTAGTAAGACTCTCCTAAATCCAAATCACCGGTTTTCTCTCCCGGAGATTCATACTCAACGTCTACGCTCTTTATTCTTTTCTCTCGGACGTAATACTCTCCAGAAAATAAATTGTTCACAGCATCCCTTAAATGCGCTATATCATGAATGTCATAAGATACTGCGCGTACATTTAATGTTATTTTTCGATACTTATCCTCACTGCCAGCAAACAAACGACTCCGGCCGTCTATGCTGTCATTGAAGTGCTGCGATTGCCCAATTCCTCCAACCACAAAAGAGAGCACCTCTAAAGAGGAGCCCGTCAGCTGATTGTCTGACACTAAATAACTCGTGCCATCTTTAATTATTTCTGCATTTACATAATTCAATACAGCACCTCCTTAGAATGCCAATGAATCCTCTATGCCGTCCTCTGTTTGTATTGCAGAACGGATCATTTCAACATCACCTTCATTGCGTACAGTGACATTGACGATAGGACGTTGCGTTTCAATGCCCGAAGTAATATCTGCATCAACAGTATTGCGTATACGTCCATTAATCCCGTTGATGTCCTTGTCCATATCAGCATTGATCGCGTTAAATTCCGGCCTGTATGCATCCGTCATATCAGATGCTAGGCGCGTGATCTCATTGACTGCTCTGTCTGCGTCTTTATTGATACCGACAGCTAAGCCTTGTGAAGTGAACTGTCCGATATCGCGGAATACACGGGATGGAGAAGCGATACCTAGCCAACCTTTAACAGCATTTACGGCATCTTTCGCCACGCTGACCGCTGCATCCACTACGTCTTTCGCTTTTCCTGCGATACCTTCGATTAAACCTTGAATCAAGTCAGCGCCAGTAGATACCGTATCACTAACAAAGTCGCCGATACTGGAGACTATCTCACTCCCCATCGAAATCACTTCAGATACCGCATCGGCGCCACCTGAGACAATTTCTGAAACGAAATCCGCCATACCCGAAGCGATTTCAGAAACGAAACTACTTACAAATGAAATGGCTTCGCTGATTGCGCTTGAAGCAAAGGATACTATCTCACTCAATGCATTAGATGCACCACTTGCAATTTCAGATACGAACGATGACATACCTGAAACAATATTAGACACCAATTGAGAAACAAATGAGACGATCGCAGATATAGTATTCGATATCCATGTTGTAAAATTGGTATATGCTGTATTTAGACCAGATAGTATCGCAGAACCGAATTCCACTAGCGCTGAAACAATCGTTGTTACTAAATTGATTCCAAAAGTTATGATTCTCGCGATCACATTACTCGTCCAATTTATAAAAGCTGTCGTCGCCGTCACTAATCCAGACGCAATGTTCGAAGCGAATTGAGCTAGTGTCGAAATAATTGTTGACACCAAATTTACGCCGAAAGCTGTTATAGATGAAATAACATTTGCGATCCAAGAAACAAATGCAGTAAAGGCATTTGCTAATCCAGATGCGATATTAGCAGCGAATTGAGCTAGTGCGGAAACTGCGGTGCTAATCATATTTGAAGCCCATAGTCCAAATTGGACTGCAGCGTTTATTACCCAATTCACGATTGTGGCAAGCCCTTGTGCTAATCCACTGGCTAATGTCGCAGTGATAGCACTTAAAGCTGACATAAATATGTTTTGACCCTGATCTCTGAAATGATTGAACCATCCAATGATAGTTTGTACTTGTTGACCTATGAAACCAGTAATCCAATTCCACGCAGTATTTACAATATTCCTGAACCATTCGACATTCTGATAAAGCATAATGAATATTGAAGATAGTGCCGTGAGAACACTAATGACTACACCGACAGGACCAGAAAGCAATACCATAGCCCCTCTTAACACCGTCATGATTGCGCTGACTAATCGAGCGTTGGTAAGTAATCTGATGAACCAACTGATCAACGGACCGAGCACTGTGCTAATTGCAATAATCGCCGGCGCAAGCATCTGGAATACGCCAAAAAGTGTCGTAATGACACCAATAATCATGCCGACGATCGGACTTGTTTTCATCAATTGAGACAACCATTCAAAGAATGAATTAGCTAAATTAAGCACTTGTGATGCTAACGGCGCAATTGCAATCGCAAAATTTACGATTGTGCTTATAATATTTCCGATTAAACTGACGACTGTTGGACCATTATCTTGGATGTATTGGATGAATTTCTGGAAGCCATCTGATTCCTTAATCGTGGATGACCATTCTCTGAAACGTTCCATCATATCTGCTAATCCTTGTAGCACAGTTTGACTGTTTTCACCAAAGGAAGCGAACAAATTAATTACACCAAGGAAAAAATCCCCGAAAATCTGCCCGATCAATGGCATGGTTTCTTTTACGTAATTAATAAAGTCATGAAATCCATTTGTTTCAGCCATGCGGCTTGCCCAGTTAGAAAATTGAGTGCCAAGATTATTAAAACCTTGTGCTACCCATTCAATAAGGGGCATGGCGGCATTCATTGTGTCAATGATACCTTGTCCAAATCGACCAATACCGCGCACCATATTGTCGAAAACTTCAGAGCCTTTACTATTCATATTGTCGAAAAAACGGAGCATTGTTGGGGATTCCTGGACGAATGTCTGTAATTCGCCCGTCATTCGTCCCATTGCCGAAACGACTCCATCGATAAATGGTGTCATCTGCTCCAATGCGAAGTTTGCCGTATTAACGCCTGTTGCCATTTGCGTAAATATAGCATCCATATGGGAGTCAACAATGCCATTCCACGTAGATTTTATAGCATCTAGGGCTTGCGTAAATCGGTTAGACGCTTCTGTGGCTTGAAAAGCTTCGTCGTTGTATCGTGCCAATACAGACGCAACCAAACCACCGTAAGCGGCAGCGCCAGCACCAGCGATACCTAAAGCGCCGACAAACGCACCAATAGTGCCGACCATCACACCGATGGAATTGCCGAGCGCCATAATTGCAGCTGTCACACTGGCGATAATCGGCACTAGTGCACTAAAGGCGCTGACCAATGCCCCTCTAATCATGTTCCCGGAGATTACACCGAACGTGCGGATGTTGTCCGCCAGTTCTCCCATACGCCGGTTAAATGGCTCTGTGAAATTTGCTGTGAAAGCGTGGTACATATTGCGGAATGTACCAGGTTTAATAACAATCCGCTTAACTATTTCCGATGCCGAAAAACGTTGAGCGAGCGCCTGTGCTCTCAGTAATCCGCGTCTGAACTTAGAAATATCCGCATCAACATTAACATCGATTTCATCCGGCAAAGCCGTTGCTTGTGCCTGCGCTCTCTTCACATTACGTTCGAAATTTCTTATATTCGCTTGAATTTCCGCAACAAAACGACTCACTTCATCCAACTGCATCCCCCCCTTTTTTCTTATTTATCTATTTAACTGACTGTTCTCGTTTCTTATCGAGCCACTTCTGCATGGCTCTGCGTTTCACCGCCTGTACACGCTTATTAAAATCTCTGGACTTCTCTTGCTCGTAGTCCTTACTGGATTCTGTTTCATTAATCATCTTGCGTTCTTTCTTAAGCGTGTCGTCGATTTTCTTGATCTTCCCGGCAGATTTTTTGCCATTACTCATATGCGCCGACATCACTGCCTGTAATCGCATATCTTCCAGTTTATCGAGCCTGCGATGCCGTGCACCCTTTATCATTTGCTCCCATTCATGAGGGGTCATAAGTTCTAATTGATCAACGGGGATATATCCAATCAGTTGCACCGTTTTTTCAATGACATAATCAATATCTACGCCTTGTTTTCGAACGGCTTCTTGCCCGTGATTGCCTCGTACATTTCCGTGAACATCTCTATCTGGTCTTTGGTTTCTTCCTTGTCCTCGCCCTTCGCTTTCTGCGCTGAACGCTTCATCATGAACCAAAGTGTTTGTAACTTCCCCTTGTAGTAGCCACCTTCATTAAGTAAGGTAAGCGCGCCCACAAAGTACGGATTCAAGTCCTCTTTATCCGCGATGTCCTCGATCGCCTGTGCAATGTCGTCAAAGGATGGTGCATCTTTTAGATAGTGTGCCGTTCCGCAGTGCCAAAACTTAACAAGTGCGTCCGGGTCTTGTTGCATGAGTCCTATGAATATTGTGGTCACACCGTCACCTTGACGTTCCTTGCCTTTATCGTCCACTTCATTCTCTGCGTATTGTTTTGCCGTTTGACCAAATTTAAATGTGCCTTTCGCTCTGTAAATGTGGTCATTAATCGTCAGTTCTTTAATTGCTTTAGTCATGTGAATAACTCCTTTTAAATAGTTAAATAAAAAAGGGAGCGCTATGCTCCCGGTCTGTTATACGTTTTGTGTGTCTGCGTCTTCCATATTGCCAGTAGCTGCGCCGAGTTCCTCGTACACAACCTTCTCAGCAAGTGACGGGTCAAGAATAACGTCCGGTAGCTTCGGCTCTTCACCCTCTGCAGAGTTCAGTTTTACTTTGAATGCGCCCTCAATCGTCTGTGATTCATCGTCTACAGAGAGGGAGCGGGATTCCGCCATTACATAAGCGAATGTAGAATTGTGTCCTTCTCCAGTGCCTTCGGAAAGTGTAATGATCTCGTTATTAATAATCCAGAAGCGCATTTGCTTACCGTTCTTAATGGATTCAAGCAACGCACTATCCCCTTTAGCATCTTTGTTATACGGGAATGTGACGTTGATCGTTTCTTCTGTCACGCCTTGGTCCCAGTCTTTCTTCTTACCGACAATACGCTCCATCAGTTCGGATTCCATCTCATGTGAGAACTCGGTCATTCCGGAAAATACATATTCCTCAGCAGTCGCTTCTTCCGTAGGCGTATCTGCCGGAATCCCAACGAGTGTCCATCTTTCTGCTGACATTCAATCATCTCCTTAATATCTTGTTTTATGCTTCACGGTGTATCTCAGCCGCAATATGCCATGAATTGTTTCCAGATCCACATCTGGGATTGTCTGTTTTGTATCTTGTCGAATACGCTTAATTTCGTAATATGCCATCGGTACTGAAGACTCTGCATAATACTTCAAGTCATCTAATAAGCCCCTGGTCTCGTCAACTACCGACAAACTATCGGAACGATGATACAGATGATAAGTGACTGCGACTGTTTCCTCATGGGAAGCACTGGAATACGCTTCTGTAATGTTCGTTTCGCCTACGATAAGATAACTGAACGGTCTGATTTTGTTCATGTTCTCGTCATAACCGATGCCGTCCTGCTGCCTGTCGTGTATCTGTCCGTTTAACTGCTGCATCAGTGGTGTTAATCTGAGATTTGTGTTAATTGCTTTCAATAGCGCCTGTTCACATGATCTATATCGTGCCTGCTGCACCCGTATCACCCCCTAAAGTAGTTTTTAAAGTATTGCTCCACAATGTCCATTGACGGGAACCAGAATGGCTGAGCAACCATTCCATAAGTCGTGTAGAATTGACCGTCCTTGAAATACGTCCATGGAATCTTTTCGGCACGGCTACCACCTGGGCCGGTGGCATAAATTCCCGTGCCGAACTCCAGATAAATTCCAATCGGGGAATCTACCACAACCCTGCCGTTATATCCTTTGTACGTCTTGTCAATAGCATCTCGGGTATCGCCGGTATCCACCGCAATCCGTCGTCTCGGCTCGTTATACGCAACGTCCGCAGTGGTTTCGATGCCGCGTTCCGCCCACTCTTTAACATCATCAGACCAACGCTCTAAATCAACCACAATTTTATTTACCGCCACATCATCACGCCCTTTCCACAGGTGCGCTCAATACTTCACCCTGGCCGCCCTGATCCAGAAGGTCACCCGTAAACTTGTATTTAACACCCTTGTGTTCGAACGTCTCAGTATGCTTAATATCAGCCCCAAATGGCACATAAAGTACACGTGACAGGCTCACTTCCATATTGTGATACTTCACTTGTTCTGATGTGTTCGGTGTATCCAAGAAGCCGTCCTGTGTGTGCTCTGTAGTTGTTGTCGTTTCCTTTGGCGGATATACCGTGTTATCTATTACCGTTTCTGTGCGCTTCACTGTGAGTTCGTGGGGAAACTCGTCAACCATCATACTAATCACCCCCACCTTAATTTTCGGTAAGGTCTGAGATTTTCTTTTATCTTCTTATCAGTTTCATTATCGAAAGAATAATTGACACTCCCCATTGCCCGGGAACTGATTCCCATCACGACATGAAAATCACGTTGAATAGACTTGGCTATAAACTGTTTCACTCCATAAGGAAAAGGATTACTGAATGATTGGTTACACCATTCTTCAGCAATCCCTTTATAGTGTGGAATCAATTCATTTATATCTTCGTCATGCTTGGTTTCATCCTGTTTCCAATGGTTGATGCGTTTCACTTCTGATTCATCCATTTAATGCACCCCCTAATTTTGAAGTGCTTCAATCAGTTCAGCCTTCTTCATCTCCGAATAGCCTTCAATTTCCTGTTCTTTAGCAAGGTCTTTCAACTCTGCCACGGTCATGTCATCGTAGTCTGGTTTCTGTTCTTTTTTAGGAGAAAGGTCAGCCGCTTTCGTCTGACCCGTCTTCCTGTGCCTTCTTAACATCATTCAGACCATCTCCTTATGCGCCTGTGTCAGCAGCTGCGATTTTGACCACACCGCTGTCATCAAAAAGATTCACAGTGTAGAAGTCATTACCAGCGAGTACGATGGAACGTGCAAGGATATCTTCATCTGCTTTAATTTCAGGATGTTTTTTCCACACAATCTCAACAGCATCCTGTTTTTGAAGATAGCTTGTACCTTCAGCCGCTCGACGCGTTTTAACGATATCATCTACTCCGACAACTTCAGCCACTTGCGCTTTTGCAATCGCTCTTTCTTGCGTATCGCCGCCAACGTTGAACAGCGATTTTACAAGTTTTGTGTAATCTTTGTTATTGATGAACAGTACATACCCTTCATCATCTTCATCATTGAATGCGTCGATGGCATCAAGAATCGCTTCAGGGGATGTCGCAGTACCATTAAAGCTAAGGGATGCAGTATCAAGTGCTGCAACGTAATCAATCTCAATCTTGTCCGAAATAGCTTTAGTAATTTGAGATTCAGCTTCTCCAAGTGTGCCGCTAACGTTTGTCAGGATTGCAGTTTCAGTAATTTCCACCGCTTTACCGGCTTCCTTTACAGTCACTTTGGAAGTAGTCATGTTCATTTTCGTCGGGTCCATCGGTACGCCTTCTTCAAGGTCTTCCGCCGGTCCAATGTAACCGTATTTCGGCCTTGTAATCGTATCGCCCGCCTGTCCGACGAGTGTGTCATCCGTCCTTGCATAAGGTGCGAATCGGATAGCATTTGGCAATGCAGCAGACACTGCGTCCGCCATCACTTCCGGGTTTACTAGATCAATCGCTTTTGTTTCTGGCATATTAAATCATCTCCATTTTATTTAGTGTATTGGTCGTACAACTCTTTGTGATTATTGTATACGTCAAGCCTTTGCTCATAGTTCATTTTGTCAAATTGTTCTTTGGTTACGCTTGGCGCTGGTTCACCGTCACCCGGCGTTCTACCCGTCTTTCCTTTTGGCTGCTCGAATAGATATGGCTTAGACTCACGCAACGCAGAAACCTTTTCATCCAAACCTTTGACGGAATCACCATCAAGCTCTAGGCCGTCTTTATCAAGCAACGCTAATACGTCATTTGCATCGTTTGCATCTTTGGCAACGGCTAGCTTGATTGCATTATTTAACTGACTTTCTTTGTGACGTTCAGACCAATCAGCATTTTCTTGTTGCAGGTTATCAATTTGTTTCTGAAGTTCACTATCATCTTCAGTAGATTCTTTCAGATCTGTAATCTGGTCATCACGTTGTGCAATCTCATCTTGCAGATCCTTGATCTCATCATTTTTATCGTTCAGGCGCTTTCTAGGCACCATACCGCTTTTAGAATCATCAGCCTGATCTGCAATATGTTCATCAATGCTTTGTGCTGCCTCGTCAATGCTCAATTCTTCCGCTGCGACTTTTTGCAATAGTTCTTTAATATTCATTGTTTTTGTCTCCTTATTTCGTTTTTAACGCGCAACGCCGCGATAAGTTATTGACTGCCTTTTAACGTGTGAAAGCCGATTGCACGAAAAAAGAACAGTTTTACGACATATTCAGGTCGTATATCATACATATTATTTATCTGTATGCGATTGTCTTTAAGGTCTGATTCGCATGAGTAAGACCGGTTAATGTATAACCATCAAGATACCCAAACTTGCTTATTCATTTGGACCACCTCCGACTAGATTTTCATTCTTGGTTTAATAGGGTATCACCACCTTTTTTAATTGTGATAAACTCTATAAATTGGGAGGTATTAACATTGTCAAAAAAATCTCTGATTCTTTTATCGATAGCTTGGTTTTTTATATTTTTAAATGCCGCGTCAGCAATATCATTTTTTAATAACCAACAATACATACTCGGTATTGCAACAGTATTATTTTCACTTTTAGGAATATACTATGTCCTCACTTTTTATTACGGAAACTTAATTGAACTTAGTAGTGCAGCATTATTAATATCGCTAACCTCTATTGTTACTTTAGCTTATGCATTTTATCCTGATTTTCTGATTGCTGTAGCTTCTATAGTTGGAATAGCATCGTTCCTCTATCTAATAATTGAAAAAGTAGTTGAATCGTAATCAGAATGCTGCTTCTAAAGAGTTAATTTTAGGGTGCTCAATACCCCCAACTTCCATCCTTTTTCTTATGAAACCCACGTTTAAGCATCTGCTGGAACTTCTTTGCATCGCCGAATAGATCATTATCTAATACTTTGAATAGATCGTAATCTTGCGCAGCCTGTACGGAATCCCATGCCATGCCTTTAGATAACTGTTTATAGTAAGCGGGGGATATATTCTCCTGATGTTCCTTTAACCATTCCTGGTATTTATCGAATGATGTCTTTTCATATATTTCACGTTGTTCCGGCGACATGTTGTCCGTCTCCATGTAATCCAACTCAATGCCGTTCACTCGATAACCGACTGAGCATCGGCATCCCATATTTTCCTGCAGCATTCCGATGCCTTTCATCTTCCGGGGCGCCGGTCCTCTGGTCTTTGTCGGCTTTGAGTAGAACAACCCTTTGCTGTCTGCTTTTTGACTGTCCAGGACCACATGCGTACTTCTCACACGTTCGTCACGCTGAGATATCCATATGCGCTCTAATTTAGAGCCCTTATCTTCAAAGCGATCTGCTATATCCACACCTGCAGTTGATTCCGCCCTGCCAATCTCGTATGAACTGAGTCGCTGCACATTGTATGTGTATTTGTCGCGGATACGCTTCAACTTCCTTTTTGTGTCCGTTGGATTCACTTCATCATTCGTACTGCTTCTTAACGCAATTTTTATCTCTCTCAACATATCGCTTCTATGGCGCCCCAGAACGCTTGTAAGCTCATTCTCTTCAATCTCTTGTGATAGGTCGATTCGCAGCTTACTGAGCAATGGGAAGGAGATAACAGGCAATACACCGACTAATGCAGACAATAAAAAAGCACTACCCACGGTTGTATGGATAAATGCCATCATCTGAGCATATTGAGTGAGCTTGGCAATCGCTGAATAGTCTTGTGTGAGGTCCTGTTCAAGCTGCTTAATCATCTTGTTTAATCGATTATACTTATTCAGATTCTCCAGTTCGCCATCTTGTGCATAGTCACTGACAAGCGAGTCATACATCGAGATGATTTCATTTATTCGATATTGGAAAGTGTTATAAATCTCATGCTCGACCATGCCGATCAGCATATCTATCTGTCTTGAAATGTCACTGAAGTTCATCGTCCTCCACTCCTTTAATCGGGAGATCCGTATTCAGCCTTTCATCTTGCTCTTTTATGCGTTCCTTTTCTTTCTCCAGATCGTCTACCCACGGATGGTTCGCAATCACTGTTTCATCACTTATAATACTGGAAGACATACTCGCTATGTTTGCCTGTTCAAGCTCGTTAACCATACGGTTGTAATTAAATGTAACGTCCACTTCATTGGCAATACTGCCATCCATGTTCTCAAACTCGAATATAAACCACAGCAGCTGCTTAATCGCCGGAATGGTCTTTCTGGCGAGTTGCTTTGTTTTCAAATCTAAACCAGTATACAGAAAGCGCAATGCTATCCCGGATGGACTATTGCCAAGTTCATTGCGATTGAAGTCAACGCCTCTGCCGTAGTCATAGATGTATTTCCTTAACTGTTCCAGCCACTCATTGGACGATGTGACCGGCACTTCAACACGAATTGTCTCAACGCCGCCCTCACTGTCCACATTGATCGCTTTGTAGTATTTGAGGTTTTGCATGAACTCCGACAAGTCCGTGCCCTCATAGCCCTTGAGAATGTATATCAATTCAGTCGATTCATCAAACATATTTTGTGTGTCGGATGAACGCCGGTTCATGGCATCAATGAACAATTTGTAGCGCCATATATCACTTGCTGACTGGCTGTTATTTTTAAACGGTATAAATGGTACTTTTCCCCAACTTTCGCCTGTCAAGTGCGTTGTCGGGTTGCTCTCGTTCATACCGTGATACCATGAAAGCTCCAAACCGCTGTGCGTCTTGATGTAGTACGTCACATCATCTGCCGTCCAGTATTCGACGCGCTGCTCATCACCGACAGTGTAGTGTCTAATAATTGCTTGTAATATGCGCTGCTTCCTGTCTTTCCATATCGGGATGATCTGCTCGGCTGGGATTTCGAGGACCTTGAACAAGCCTTCTTCGTCCACATATGGATGCACCCATTCGACGCCCTTATTGGATGCAGCAGTCAGTATGTCATTTAAATCATCGTCAAAGTCGTAATCTAAATACTCCTCTATGACTGATATAACTGCATCGTCTTCGTGCTGATAATTCGGTGACTCCCCGACGATATAGCCGACTTTCTGGTCCACTAAATTCGCATGCGGGTTGTGATTAAATCGCCAGTCGGGTTTACTGTAATCAATATTGCCCTCGTGGTCTGTCGGCTTTCGCTCGTCCTTGAGGTCCGGATGATTGTCATAGTACCGCTGTCCTGTCTTGTATATTTCTATATTCGGCGCATTTTCTTTAATGAGCCGCATGAGCATTTCTGTTTGTGATTCATCTTTAGGCTTGGCAAAATCGGTTAACTGCTCGCCATGCGGTTTTGTAAATGGATCCATTGAGTGCCCTCCTTTATTTGAGAATTGAGATTGAGCGCTGTTTCATATCTTCGCTCAAGGCATATCTGGTGGCATCAATCGTGTGATTGTCCACATCTGCCAGTCGCGGCTTCACATCGCCATTCATATCGGTTGCGTAATCAATATTTTCAAACTCTCTGGCAATATTCGGTGTGCGCTTCGGGTCAATGATAATGGCATCCAAGTCATCGAGCCAACGTTCACCATACTCCACGCTGTCCGGACCTTTCTTAGCACCTTTGACGCGTTTGATGTCATGTTCTCTCTTGAGTTCGTCAATACTTTTTGGTTCTGCACTATCAACAAGAATACGCTCATTCTGATAACCTTTGGCAATGATTCCTTTCGCAATTTCCCGGTTACTCATTTTCACCTTATATATTTCGTCTATTGCATAAATGACCTGTTTCTTCTTGTCGTAATGCCAGACGACAAAAGCGTTTGGGTCGGTGGCATAACCAAAGTCATTGCCGTACCTGTAATTATCGAATGTTTTGATTTCATCATCTGTTATCTCTCTGAATTCCAGGTTATCGAATGGTACGACACCCGAACCGATGGCTTCACCTAAATATTCATGTCGATATCTCCGCTCGTTCCGTACCTCAGTCGCTTCAGCTTCTTCGATAAATTGCTCACTGATGAAAGGGTTATCCAAATATGTCGAGTGATGCACGAATGTATTATCTGCAATAAATGCCGATTCATACTTTTTATTCACCCAGCTCATTTTCCTTTTTGGCGGGTTGTACGAATAAAAAAACTTATAAAAAAGACCATCGGCAAGCTCGCCTCTCAAAAGTGAGTTTGTGATGGTCGTGACTTCGTCTTCTGTTTTGAACTCGGCCAATTCTTCCACCCACATTATACTGAATGGAAACTCCGCTGATTTGAGAGACTTTATCCGTTCCGGCTCCATCGCGCCGCGGAACACCATGTAATTGCCTCTCGGTACATATGTGATGCGCATGGGCGACTTATTGACTTTGAACAAGTGTGATACTTGCTGTTCACTGATTGCCCACTTGATCTGTTCGAAGATGGACAACTCTATCGTATTATCTGTTTTACGAATGCCAACCGCATTCATCGGATAGCGCATCAGCATCTGTACAATGATGTGCGCGATGTCTGAGGACTTACCGGAACCACGCCCACCTTTACATACAACGTTGAGTATATTCGGGTTGAGCGATGCCTTCCAGACTGGATGAAAGGCTTTTGGTATTAGCTCTGATATTTTAATAACTGCACTATTCGATGTCGTCATAGAAAGACACCTCGCCTTTGTGTTCAACCTCTTGCTCAGTCTTATCGCGCCATGTATCTGACTTCCTGTTTTTTAACCAGAATATTTGCGCTGTGGTGTTCGGTTTAGAGTATCGTTTAACCGTCACTACCTCCCCAATATTGGTAATCGCTTCTTCAGAGTATTGGAATCCTAACGCACTTTTAAGCAACGCATTTTCAACTTGTATATCAATTACTTCTTTGCCCCTTTTTAAGGCCTCCGAAATCTCCGAGTTCTCTTTCTTCCACTTATAAAAAGTTGATGAGCTACACCCGATATTGTGCATTATTTGCTCATCGGTCAACCCGTCTCTTGCCCAACCTTCTAAAAGGGTCACCCCCTCCTCGGTCAACCAGTTTTTCACGCTCACTCTCGCCATGTAACTCACCTACTTTCTATGTTTTATGTATTATTCACTCAAAACCGGCGCTGATTGCCACCAGGATTCTCTATGTGGATCAGACACCAGTTTTGAGCAAACAAAAAAGCCGCTCAATGAGCAGCTCTGAATCTAACGTGTTTTTCTTTAATTGAGAATGTATGTTCTTTGTTCTGAAATGTCACTTCTGCATCCCCGTCTTCAGTAAGGTTCAATTCAGTGACATAAAATTCCCCTAAGCATGCTTGTTCTGCATTTTCATTGATAAGGTGTCTATTATCTGTATATGTGATTTCATCTAAATAAACACCTTCAATTCTTACCGCTTTTTTATCAGCTATGATATCACTAATATTCATTTCATCGCCTCTTAATCATTGTAGCAAAAAGCCGCCCGGTATGGACGACTTTCTGACTTAGGAGGTTATTATCAATGAGAAATCGTTGTAACCAGGATGAGCTTGCCACTCCGTCCTGCCTCCCAGTTTACAATGTTCTTTATAAGAACGCCTAATAATTCCAACATTTCCAGTTTATCCAGTTTTTCTAGTCCTGCAGTAATTTACATATTTCATACATAATTTGATGTATTCGGGAAGATGATATATCCAGTTCGCAGGCAATATTTTGATATGTCATACCGTTCAGTCTGAGATTAAATACTAAAGCCATACGCTCATCTGTGATTCGATCCCATCTATTTTGGATATATCTCGCTTTACTTTCTAAACGAGAGATCTCTTTATTCATTTTCTTTCTTCTTAAGGTATCGTTTTCAACAGGACTACTGTTACTACCTTGCGCTTTGGGCATTACAGATTCAATTCCATATTGCGCTGTCATACCACTTCCTATTTCCGATTCATATTGTGCATTTAATTCTTTCAATCTCGAGATGTAATACGGATAATTATTAATCAAATCCATAATTTTTTCTGTTGTGTAAGTTTCAGTCGCATAATTCATAATTCAGCTACACCTCGTTATTGATTTGATTTATACGGATTAAGACATGGTCAGTGTCACCGTATTCTTTCCTGACATTCAGCTCTACAATTTGAGAATCGTCTTTATACACCGTATTGTTCAGAGCATCTAAAACACCTTTTGATAGATTATCCAAATCGGGCTTTTTCTGGTGCATCAATAAGCCTTCCTGTATAGCCTTCAGTTTCTTTTTGGGGTAACTCTTGGGCGGCTTATAAATAAACGTCAGGTGGACAGCTATGGGCTCCTCAGTGATGTTTAATCTATTGCGGTTCATGTGACTCTTTGCAGTCAGCTTTACCCGCCTTTTATACGTTACGCTCTTTGATGAGTTCACTGCTCTGGATTTACCTGTTGCTGTTTGATAAACACGGGGCCGGGGTTGCGGTACCGCTCTACCTTCAACTTTAAATTCGATCAATTGACCCCCTCCTTGTCATTAAGTTTGTAAAATTTTCGTTATTTATTTACTTGTCCTCCTTTAATCACCACTCGAAATCTTTGGCATTTATATCGGTCAGCTCTAACTTGCTAAAATCCGGATCTGTCATATAAATTTTTGATAAATCACTACTCCCGAACCCTTTATCACCACGTTCACTTACTGTATCGAATTCCGTCACCGTCTCAACTTCCGGTGTCACTACCGGAGATATAACGAGTTGTGCAATTTTGTCGCCTTTACCAATAACATGTAAGGACTCTCTACAATCCACTATAATCCCCACATCTCCGTCGTATCCGCTATCTATGGTGCCAAGTTGCACCCGCATAGGTGTTTTGAGCGTCATTCCAGAACGGGGTCTAACTTGCGCTTCGTATCCCTCTGGTATATCTATCGCAATTCCTGTTTTAACTAATTTAGTTTCATTTTCAAACTCGATGTCTTCTAATGCATATAAATCAAGACCTGCGTCATGTGGGTGACTGCGAGTGGGTACAACCGCCTTCGGATGCAGTTTCTTAATTTTGATGGTATTCATTTTCGATGCCTCCATATATTTTTAATTTCGTCCATGCAAAGCAATATGACGAGTATTGATGCCGCAATTACCAGTGAGACAGCAATATAGATGAGTATAACTAATCCAGTCATTCGCTTACCTCCGCTCTAAATCCGCCATCCCAGTTCTGATCCGCCCGTAAATTATATGCCTGACTCACTTTATTCAGCGCCTGCGTCAGGTCTGCTTTTTCAGCTTCGAGTTGTTCGATTTGCTCGCTCGCCTGAACCAGAGATTGCGTCTTTTTTAAATTCTCATCTCTGAGTTTGCGGATCGTTTCTGCCTGCCGGTCGATACGCTCAACGCAATTGCCATTACATCGAGTTTTATAGGTCATGAAATCTCCCCTTTTTTGAAATAGCCGCTCTCTATCAGCTGAAAGAAGTAATCCTCATTAATCGAATCGTTCATTGTTTTACCGTTTGTATGTTGAAATACAATATGATTGTCGACAATGGCGGTCACTTTAATCGTGCCTGTTTCACCGTTTGGGAAAATGAAATTAAATGAATCACCGTTTTTAATTTCCAATGTTGTCTACCTCCTGCTCTGTTTTAAGATTGAATTGCTTTAGGTACTCGGGCAGCGCATCAATACTTAGCATGATATTCGCCTGATATGTCTTGTCGTTAAAGCGCAGGCTGTACATATTCTTATTTTTCATGAAATGGTAAGTACCGATCTGGTCGCCGGTGACATCGTAAATCTGCTTCATGCTTGCCACTTCCTAAACATCGACATATAGAGCATTTCTGTGTACTTTGATGGCTGCCACACTACCTTGCGTGCTGGTTTGTAAATAAGCTTTTCCTGTTCCGTCTTTGGTTCGATGTTCACTGGCACCGGCGCAAATCTGTTATGCGCGCGTTTCTGTATCATGTTCCATCCTCCAATTAGTATATTTTATGCAAATTCTTTAAGGTCGCTAACGTCTACTTCAACGGGTTTAACATCAGAATATGAGACCCCCATCTGTTTCAAGCGTTTTTCCATTGGCTTTGTCAGCGTTGGCGGATAAATCATATCCGATTGCTGCATGTACTTGATACGTCCAACAACTTCTAATAATGACTCATCATCCATGTCATCATCGGTGCTGCTGTGCTTCACTCTGACCGGTTGATTAATTGCTTCTTCGACACTGTAGTTGCTGTATAAACGATGTTTTAATGTGTTCCGGTTAATGCCGTTTCCTTCAGCAATTTCTATCTGTGCCTTAGTGATTTTCTTACCGTTCACTACGCTGCTGTATCTGCCGATAGGTGGATAGCTAGTTGCTTTTTCAATGCTTTCGCCTTTAACTTTCACTCGGTAAGCCACCGTTTGGTGGTCCAAACCATTTTCGTTTGCTATTTGCTTTTGTGCCTTGGTCATCCTTAATACTTCTGTCACTTCAATCTCTCCTATTCTTTTATGTTGTTGTCATGCCATCTCTCATCAATGCTTCAACCACTTTGTATCTCGCTGTCATTTGCCCCGCTGCCAGTAACCGGTCAATATAGTCATCGTTAAACACTTGTAGTTGCTGTATGTCCGTTTTAGTGAGCGTGTCCTTCTCCATCAGCTTATCGACTAGAGACTTTTCTTTAGTAATGTTTTCTGTTGATTCAACCACTAGCATTTATATCAATCCTTTCTCTCGGTAATCATCGCCGTTTAATACAATGACGGCCGTATTGCTCATCATTCGGGAGAACACCCGGTGTAACTCCCTGGAGCTTATGAAGTCATTACTGTCATAGTTAGTTGTGTACACTGTGCACTTTCCAGTCCGTGCTTCCACCAAGCGGAATAATTCAGAGACTTCAAAATCCGTCATCCGGTTTGCACCCACATCATCAAGCACTAGTAAATCAGCATCTTGAGCCATTTTATAAATTGGGTGTCTCTGATTTGTTTCTTTAAACTCTTGCTTTACTCGATCAATATAATCCGGCAGTGACATAAACAATGCTTTATAATTCTTTTTGGACAACTCATTACGGATAGCCGCTGCCAAGTGCGTCTTACCGGTGCCAAACATCCCTTGAAAAATAATGTTCCGGCGGTTTTTCATCTGTTCATCAAATGTATCGATGTACTTCCGTGCACTTCTCAAAGCGACAGACTGCTCTTTTGTTTCCGCTTGATAATCATCCAGCGTCTTTTCTCTGTAATCCCCATGCATGATAGAGCCTTTATCAAATGTGCGGGCGTTTATTTCTTTTTGTTTTTCATTCGCCCTGCGAGTTGCCTCACAGACACAACCGGCTCGTTTCTCTTCCTGAGTCCCATCAGTGTATGTGATGGTGACGATCTTTAATTCATGATTGCATTCTTCACATTTTATATTCAGGTGCTCTACGCTGGTATGTTTTATACCGTATCCCTGCATCATTTCATTGATCGTATCCATGCCAACCTCCTAGAATGGTAATCTGTCAATTTGCGCCTGCTGATCAGGTGTTAACTGATAGTTACTTGTCTTTTTTAAATTGGATACTTTCCGCTTATTCTCTTCAGCTTCTATAGCTGCCACTGTTTTAGTATTTGATTTTCGCCAATTGTTTAAAATACCTCTGATATATTTCATTGTGCGGTTATTAGAATCAGCGCCTATTTTAAAAGCTAAAATAATGGCATCTTTTTCAAACCCTTCAGAGTACCAACCATCAATTTCTTCACTCGACGACTGACTGATTGTTCCATAGCCGTTGTTCTCATAAAATGAAATAATCTCTCTCATGTCGTCGGTCTTATTGTCGTTGTTGTCATTATTTCTCATTATTAATTCATTATTGTCATTATTGTTTGTGTCTTTTTGATGTTTAGTTGATGTCTTTCTGATGTCTTTTTGATGTTCGTTTGATGTCTGATTGATGTCTTTTTGGGTGTTTTTTCTTCCTTCTTCACTTTGGTAAAAGTCATAGTTGGCAATGGTTACAAGGGTGTATTTTGTTGTCGTTTTGATGTCTATCATTTCATCGTCCTTTAACATTTCCAAGTACGCTTTAACCTTCGTTCTTGACCACCTCCAATTTTCTGACAATTGTTTAATGGACGTTATTCGCTGTCCTCTTTTAACTTCTATTAATTGGTTTCCGATGGTCGTTTTACCGTCTTTATGATTCACCATAAGAAGCAAAGCCACCCATGCTTCAAACTTAGAAAAAGTGCGTTTCTCCTTGAACATCCAATGGTCTTCTACGCTTCTATGCAAACTAATCCAGCCAGTCATAACAATCACCTCCTGTTACTGACTAGAATCATTTAGAAAGGAAGTTCATCATCCTGTACATCCGCCGGCCCATCTTCTTTAAATGGATTGTCTTCATATGCCGGTTTTTGCTGTTGCGGTTGTGCCTGCCCGTTCGTTTGGCCCCCAAAAGCTTGCGTGTATGAGTCGTTTTTTGGCTGTTGGTCTGTTTGCCCTTGCGAATTATTTTGGCTCTGTGCGCCTTGATTTGATCCTTTAGAATCAAGAAACTCTATACGGTTGGCATTAACTTTAGTGATCTCCCTATTATTGCCCTCTTTGTCCTGAAATTTATCGACTTTGAGAGAACCGGTGACACCAATTTTTGAGCCCTTGGAACAGTACTGATTTAGAAGTTC